CTTGACCTCAACTCCCAGACGTACGATGCGAAGAATGAAAAAATGATACCAAGGATCCATTTTGGGTTTTTATCATCAAGCCATAAGGCTCATGATGGTTCCTTGGTTGCCGCTTTTTTCAAGACCGCAACGCGTCTCACCTGGTCCACAGCTGCCTGGCTGTGTACCCATCCCCGCATACAGGCAATGTTCTCTTCTGTACCCTTCGCCGTCAGTGAAGTGCCGAAGCGCTACTGGAACCTTCTCGTCAAGAAAAATTGGTTCCGGAAAGCAATCCTCGGTCTTACGCATTTCACCGACAGGTTTTCCTGCGAAGGTGTCGAAAAGAAAATCCCCATGAAAATTGGGCCCTTGATAGACGAGACGCTCCTCGACCGGGAGGCTATCAAGGTAGTCGAAAAGAAGATTAAGGAGATTGACAGGGAGGTCATTAGCTCGTGGGTAGAAAAAGAACAAGGAAACGAGTTCAAAAAGAGATCGGTGTACGTAAAGCCGTTCTCTCCGATACCCCAAAAGTGGGACCCTAAAGGTAGCGTGGGTCCCATTCGCCGTGGCGGTGTGCGCGTTGTTCGGATGTGGTTAACCGAGACTCTGAAAAGAGTTGAAAATGAAGGGCTGGTCCCTTTAACCACACGCAGTCTGAAGAAAAACGAGACTCCTTTTCAGAAGTGTCTCAAAAAAAACGCGCCCCGTAAAACGGTGGCTAAGAAATCTGTCAATGTGTGCGCCCCCCCCCGACTATTTCGGTTGGGGTTCCAATGTCCACGATACGTGGGGAACGTTGGATGACGTCTTACCTGGGCCCTCGAGGCCGCTACTTGACGGTGACATCTCAGTAAGAATGGAAAACTCCAAGAGTCGTGTATTAAATTACACTCTTGGGAAAATGAAAAATCCGTTCCTGCCGAAGATTGAACCAGAATTTAGTGGCTTCTGGAAACCATGGGAAGACGTTGTCCAGCTAGTACCGCGTGCTGGCTTGGGATTCCGTCCGGATTAGTTGGCCCGCAAAGTAGCCGTACCGTAGAGACTACCACGAGTGTGGTTGTAATTAGAGGAGGTGGGTCCTCTACGGTTAAATGCGTGAAAGTAGGCCACAGGGGGGCAGCCGGTCCAGTGGGGGCGTGATTCATACGGGGAGACTCTCCGAGTCCCGATTGATGATCCTCGCCCAGTATTAGAAATAATATTGGGAGTCAGACCGGCTGTCCTCCGAAGGGGGGCGGGCTGGCCGCATATAACACCATCTGGGGTACCTACGACGTTCCAGATTAAGGTGGCAAGGAAGAGAAGAATTCTGTTCAAGCGGGAGACCACATCGAATAACTCGTGGTTGAGACGCATGAACATCGACAAAAAGAATTTGGACCTTTTTTGTTGTGTGGTCATACACGGTGGTGTAGAGAGTCAAGGAAAGGTGGACGTCTATGTCAAGTAGAGTCTTTCGTATGGAGGGAGTCGGATTTCAGTCCTGGCCAAGCAATAGTCATGAGGTGTGAGCTTGGGTTAAGGAGGATCTGCTACCCTGGTACCTAATACGGCCGACTGTACGGGAGGATCGAAACGGCATAGGAAGATACCGGAACTTGTAGGAGGGAGGGTTTCCCGGAATTAATGGCCCCTAAGTATTGGGGTATTAAACATTAAGATAAAAGGCGACCCGCACCTGAAAAACCTCCACGTAGTTCCCACTACACTTTGGTGGCAGAGAGAGGACAGAGATATGAGCCAAGCGTAAACCGTAGGCAAGATGATCTCATATAGTCCAGCGGTAGGTATACCTACCGGGCCTCTTCTGCAGTGAATCGAAGATCCTCGGGCGCTGCCGAGGATGCCATGAGGCCAGTACGACACCGGGTCGAAGTGCCTACGAGGGAAGGGGGGTCTGGAAGAAACCGCATCTACTAGCGGCGTTATTTGACCACCCCAAATGCCAGGAATGTAGCAGGGTTCGCTTGGAACTTGCCTGATCACCCGACCGCAAAAGAAGCAAAGGGTTCGAAACGGAAGGAAAAAGTGTTCTCCCGGGTAGGGATCGTGATGAGACTCTCAGAGTATCTCGTTCCCAGTGACCCACAGACGTGGCTGAACCGTAGAAGTGCGAGCGCATAGAGGGGAGGCTTAGGCCGTCCATGAAAAACCCTCAATTATTAGCGCGTGCGACACCTAGGATTTAGGCTGGCGGTGGATGTAGGCAAAAGGTAGGAAAGTAAGACGTGATGCGTCGCATTTTGGGAGCGCGAACCGGACTGAGAACATCTGTTCAATGAAGTCGTCGTCGTCTCCGAAGTGTGTCCTTATTGTGAGTGGACGTCTCGTGTGAGCGAAGCAGATAAGTGGAGAGGTGCCCTCGGGCCGTCGAGAGGCGGTCGTGTCAGGCCCAGGATGCTGATCAATACCAAACTGGAAGGTCCGGTGCGGTGGTTAGTGTCCCGCTGTCGAAACCCGTTAGCGCAAGCGCGGCTTCCAGTAATGGATAGACATAGGCCCTGGCTTTGGAGCTCACCCGGATCCTCTAACCAGTCGTATCGTTTTAAGGAATGATGCGATCAACTGGCGAGGTATGGGTGGGACGTGAGTAGGAAAACTTATCTGGATCCCTTATACATACGGGAAAGAAATGAGCGTGAGGAAATAATAGGTATTAAAAAGCCTATCGCTAAACGCGGTCTACGCGAGTAACCGAACCACCAACTCAGTTGGCTAGGC